GGTAAAGAAAATTTCGTTATTTTCAAGAATTCTAGGCATGTTATATGTTATTTGCTAGTTATAAATATTTGTAATCTATAGAAATTAGCAGAACCCCTTTCGAGGTTCTGCATATATCTTTAGAACGTAGCACCAGTTGGTGTTACAGTGAAGTTTAATATGATGAATTCTGCTGTTTTAGTTGGTTGAACGTAAATTTGACCTACTAATTGATTTCTATCAATAACGTCTGGTGTGTTGTTTGAATCATCCATTACAATTTTGTATGAATATAAACCTTGACGTTGTACAACTGATTCCATATATGGTTCAGCAACTGATAAGAAACGATTTCTAGTTGTAGCTGTATTTTGTTCAAATATTAATTGACGACCTACACCACTTAAGAAACGTTTTAATGAAATCAACAAACGACGAACGTTTACACGATCTAATGATGTTGCACGTTTTTGTAATGTTTTCTGACCAAATGCTACAACTCCGTTTCCTGGGAATGTTGCTAATGGATTAACATTTGCTGCATATAATGTATCACGATCTGATTGAGATAATTTTCTTTCAGCTCTAATTACTGACCCGATACCACCACGATTTAAACCTGCTGGAGCGAACCATTCTGCTGCTACTTGGTCGTTGAATGCGTAAACACCTGCCATTACAACACTTGGTGGAACCCATACTGCTTTACCTAAGTTTGAGCTATATACTTGAACCCAAGGATAATATGTTGCTGCATAATTTGAAGTGCTTGATGCTGCTGCAGTTGTTGCTGATGTTACTGTTTGTGCTGAACCTGTAATTCCACATGGTGTTGCATCAATAATTGCCATAGAATCTGTTCTAGATTCACAAGTTGCAATAACATTATCAGAGATTGAACTTAAAGGACCAGAACCTAAAGTAGCACCTGGAACTAATAATAAATTAAAATCAAATTCATCTTTGTTAGTTAACATTGTTAATGATGCTGTATAATCGATTGCTGCAAATCCTTGACATTCATTAGCTGTTGAATTAACGTTTTCAAAGAATGAACCAGTTCTGTTAGTAGCAGGAAGACCATAATTAAATGAACCTTGGAATGATCCACTACCTGCAAAACTAGTTGCTGTAGAAGCTGGTAAAGATGCTGTATATTGAGTTTTAAATGCTCCTGTATTATCTATTGAATCAGCAATATTAACTACACTACCTGGTTTAACACGCACGTATTGGCTATTATTTGTAAAGCTACCTTGATATTGTAAAATATTTTGAGATGCGTTATATGTAATTTTTGTATCACCAATAACACGAGCAATATAGTTTGGTTGTTGAGGGTCTAATGATAAATTTGACCATGTTTCCAATACATTCTTTTGATTTCCATTATCATCACCACGACGAATTAATAAAGTAAATGTTCCAGTTGTTGGATTTACTGAACTAAGTTCCCAACGTACATTATTTGCACTACCTGATGATAATGAACCTGATGAACTAGCTATTACTGGGCTCCAGTTATTCATTATATCACCCCATGTAAGTGTTTCTAATTCAAATGCTGATGTATATCCAGATACTCCAGTAGCTGAACCTGAAGATGCAATACTTGCTGTTGCAAATGTATCAAATCCTGAACCAGATACAATTCTAGTTACAAGTAATGTTTGTCCACCACCACTAAAATATTCTTTAGCAGTAATAGATGTAAAATATTCTTGGTATGTGTTACTACCACTTGGTTTAAATACATCACCAAATTTAGCTAAATAGTCACTATATGAAGTAACTACTGTTGGTACCATCGGTGTACCTTTTACTGTAGGTCCTACTATAGCAGCGCCTGCTACTACAGGGCCTTGCGTATACAGACTTTGATCGTTTTCGTTCGCGAAAACACCAGGAGAAATAATTTGTTCTGCCATTTTTATGTTTATTTATTTAATTTATGATTAGGATTACCTAACGATAAATATTCATAAAAACATATAAACGCAGAACAAATTAATAAATTTTACTAAGCTGGCGTTATTTCTCCAGTTTGTGGATTGATAGTGCCATCACCGTATTTTTCACGTAAAGTGGTTGCTAATTCAATTTCTTTAGTTTCCAATGATGCTAAATCACTAAACAATGCTTGTTTTTGTTCTTTTAATTTAGCAATGTGTTGTTCTGCATTATAAATTGAATTTTCAATACTACCAATTTCAAATACGGTTTGTTGAAACATTTGAGCCATTTTACTTACTTGCTCTAGTTCTTCTGTGGTTAATTTTAAATTTTCCATAATTATATTGTCCATTTTTTTAGGGGACATCCTTCTTTATTAGTTGTGTATATTTTTTTACTTAAAGGGCAACCACATTCTCCACACACATGTATGTTTATATGAGACATAAATTTAGCGCTAGGACATTCATTGCATATCGCTATTCTAGTATCTGCTTTTTGTTGTTGTTCTGGGGTTGGATTAGCTGCAGCTATCCATGCTTTAGCTATTTCAATTAGGTTCATTGTATTTTATTTTAAAAAATATAATTTACATATCCTTCATCATCTCCATATCTACTAGGTACTGATATAGGATCAATATTTGCTTCATACACCCAATCTTTAACACCTAATTCTTCAAATCTATCTTTAATAGCTTCGTTATAATGACTCGCTATTGTTCTAACGCGACGTTGAATATCAGCTCTAGAAACATCATGTGTGTTTTGACCATCACCACTAGATATAATATATTGAATATATCCTAGTTTTGGTATTTTACAAAATTTAGTTTTCAAAAATGTTCTAACTACTAATTCATAGTCGTCAGCTATTGTTAAATCTCTATTATGTCCACCAGTAGCGAAATAAACTTCTCGACGCCATGCTCTAACGTGATTAGGTACACCTACGATATGACGTATTGTTTTTGGATTAATGTTTGGTTGTTTACAAACATCCCAATTATTTAATTTATAATACTGTCCATATCCACAAGCAAATCCTTCACCATATGTTAGTGATTGTTGATATTGATTTACTTCAACACAGTCTGTATAGAAGAAACCAGCGTCTGGGTATTTTTGACTTGCTTCATATAGATCCATTGTACAATTCTCTGTAAGTAAATCATCATGATCTAATTCAGCTAATAAATATCCTCTACATAAAGTTGCTGCTCTGTATTTTGATTCACCAATATTACCTTTACTTTTTTCTTCAAAGTTATATACTTTAACTCTTGGATCAACTGATGCTATATTTTTAGCTATTGATAATGTTTTACCATCATCGTTAGAATCATCTACTACAACCCATTCCCAATTATTATATGTTTGATTAACTAATGAAATATATGTATCATATAATTTAACACCAGTATTGTATGATGGAGTAAAATAAGATATTAATTGAGAATTATCTAAACTTAGGATTTGGTGCATAGCACAATGATATGCTTTTTGTCCTGTTTCAGAATCTACTTCAGGTAAATTAATCCATTTTTTTCTTACTTCAAACGTTTGTCTAAACAAATTAGGAAATTCATTATCATTTTTTCCAATAGTAATAATAGCGTCAGGATTAAATGATGTTAATATATCTTCTAAATTATCATCATTTTCAACATAAAGTACATCTAATGATGAATCTTCGTAATTATAATATTTTATAGAATTTAATTCTGGTTTGCCTGGGCCTATATATAATACTTTAGGTACTTTTGCTTTTTTAGTTGTTTTAGTAGCTGGAGATAACTCTACATTTTTAGTTTTATTAAATTTAGTTTTCCAACCATAATATACACCCTGATCATCTGGGTGTCTATCTAATAAACTAAATTGTTCTACATAATCAAATCCCCATTCTTTTAATTTTATTTCACACATTACTCTTGTAGGTACATCATGGTATTCAAAAGCAATTTGTTCAACACAACTCATTTCTTTTTTAGTAATACTGTTGAAATTTATTTCAGCTCCTTCAATATCACATTTGATTACTTGAGGTTTATATTTTAATAATTCTCTAATTTGTATATCACTATCTAAATACATCTTAAATATTTCATATTTAGGATTATTTTTATAAACAATATGATATTTCTTTACTTCAGCCGGGTCGCTATCAAAGCCTATAACTTTAGTAGCACCTTCTTTAACAAACCATTCTGCTGAACTTAGCATTCCTGGATTGAAATATGCTTCATAAAATGAACATCCCATATCTAGAACAAGTTTATCTTTTACTTCTAGAAATGACCAATGGTTTTTAGGATCTTCGTTTGGAATATTTTTCATTAA